TATGTACGTAGTTTTCTTCGGGGAGGTGACTAGCCTCCCCTGAGAGCTTCTGACAGCGATTGATTAGGTGGTTCTTACGGTTTTCCTTCCGGGTGAGTGGGCTACCCACCTACACGTACCTGTTGTATCGTTTCGATCTGTACCAACGTCTTTTCACAGCCCATGGCTGAAGCAATTACTAAAGGAAAAGAGATACGTGGAAAGTTGAAGCAGTTCGCCCATGCATATCGTACTAGCGGTAGGAATAGTACGCTTGTTGCTAAAGAACTCCACCCTGCACGGACTGGTGTGTTGTATGGTAGCCTTCCCAGCATCCATAACTTACGCACCTTTCTTGTTGAGCGGTAGATCAGTGTTTCTAAGACTGTTCTTGAGTGAACGTCTAACAATGGGAGAATGTCCGTGTAGTCGTCACGGTCAACTGCATTGTTGGTCATATATTCATTATAACTCGGTGAAACTGCCGATATATAATGTGGTTCCAGAGGTATATTCTTAGCCGACGCTATGGCTGGAATATGAAGACAGCCCCATTCTGCAATCTTCTTTATCAACTTAAAGCCAGAATAATCTAGCCTTGTCTTATTTCTGGGTCCCTCTACGTTTGGTAGCCACTGCGCGATATAATCAGTAGCCTTGACACCTGTCTCCTTGCTTAAGGCGATGGCGAGTGGCGGTGTACTGTGCAATTTCCAGTTTGTTGTGATCCTGCCTTTTGTGATCGCGAGCCACGGTGCACTTAAACGCAGCTTAAAATCAGTGAAAAGGCCGGCCCCGCCCATACAAGCGGGGGTTGCCAGATAGTCAAGCAGATCTACCTGTTTTATATGGTTTGATTTTGAAATATCAGAGATCGCCATGTTCCACGGTGCGGCGTTACCAATGTATCCGAACCGATTAAAGACTTGATTCCATGTAGTTAACATTTCCCTGATACGCTCCTCCCCTCTTACTAACTCTCTGGTTACTGGGTTCCTAAATACCAGACTGGCCATCCTTGCCGGATAACCAGCTATCCAATCTTCCCTGGTTACTTGACGCAGGAATTCGTCTACTTTGTTGCTGATAAAGAATTTGTTCGCATTAACATCAAATCCTGCCTCAGTGTACAATGACCAGATAGCTGTAGCTGCTGGATAACTAATCGTGAGTAGTCTTATATCATCACCTTGACACACCCATGTCTTAGGTATCACTGGATCAAAACCACTCTGGTTTCTGATGAATTGTCTAACTGCAAACAGTTCACCTGCGTTCGCCAAAGTGTCGTATAACGCAGTGAAACGCCATCCACTGCATATACCACTGTAGTATTCAATCCACTCTTTCCCTAGCCTAGTGCCACCACCTGATACAGCATACACCACCCGTTTCATCGTATCCAACAATGCTTGTTTATCCATAGTATTACATTTAGAGTTAATAAAATATATAATTTCACTATTAATTATTGATATCATATCCTGACCCACCGAATGATCGAAATGTCCCTGGTCAATCGGCATCTTAATCATCATTATATCTTGCGCCTGTACCACCATATCTTGCCATAATTTATATTGCTGCTTGCTCGACATGAATAGGGTACTGTGTTCGTGACCCGCTAACGCAGCCTCCAACCAGTAACCAACCCGTGCCATCTTTAGGTTTGTAGAAAAGTCACTGGCGACAACAGGTCTTACTTTCCCAAGCTCACGCTTTTGTATTACATAATTATCTTGTCGCGAATATTCATCCAGTAGATCCAGCATCTGTTGCTCTGTCAATGCTAGTGCGGACGCCCATTTTGTCTTCTTTGCGCTTGCCAGCTTACCATCTATTTCTATTTTTAATTTATTAGCGGTCGAACTCCCCGCAGTTGCCCAATGCTTCGGATCCTGTACAAATTGCTTGTTCGTCAGTGGCGTATAATTGTTCAGATTACACGGCGCCATGCTTAAGAAATCCCGCACGCCTAACGCGAAATACTCTAGAAATTTCTTTCCCGACCCAAACAGCTTATGTACTGGTCTGCTCTGTGTCCAGTCGACTACTTCCTGCTTCATCTCTTCCATCGGTCGAGACATTTGGTAATCTCGTAGTAAGTGTATGTGTACGAAATCACGCCAATTCACACTCAATAGGTCTTGGTACTTAAAGAAGACCGAGCCAATCTTCTTAAGTATATTAAATGTGGACTCTTCATCCAAGGGGCGAAACATATTCGCGGCACGCAGAATTGCGTGCAGCTCCCGCCTCTTCGTGGCTGGTAGTATCCTCCAATACAGTGAGAACGGCCTCGATACCGCCGCACCCCATTGTTCAAACATCCTCAGTGGAGCACCACGATATCGCAGTCGTGCCCTACTGTCGTCACTCAATTCCATTGCCGGCTGTGATGGGACCACAGCCCGCGCATCCTTCAATACTTCCGCCAGCGCCTTCGCGGCCTGCATTTGGGACGGAAGCAGTGTGTCTGCCAGCCCCGAGGCCCGTAGGAATTGA